TGTTGTTGAGTTAATGAAAAGCGGAGTAATAACCGAAAATAGTGTAGGTATATTACCAATCCAAAAGCAAGACAAGGGAGATTATAGAGAAATCAATGAGGTTAAACTATATGAAATTAGCGCCGTTACATTGGCAGCTAATGACCAAGCTAAAATATTAGATGTAAAAGGTAACGTAGATTTAGAAAAAGTTTCTAAACGATACGATAGCCTATCAAAACTATTGCGCAAAGGCGACATTTCAGACGAGATGGGTTACGCTATTGAAGCAGAAGTATTAAAATTAAAATCATTATTTATTGAGTTCACGAAGCCGACAGAAATTATCACTTCGCCGAATGTTGAAGTAAAAAGCAATGATTCCGAAGTGTATAACTATTTATTAAATTCATTAAATTCATAAAAAAATGAACGAAGAACTAAAAGGTCAATTAGACGGAATAAGCAAGTCTATTGACGCAAAGATTGAAAAATCTAATTCAGACGTTGTAAACAACGTTGTTGAAAAAGCTAACGAGATTGTAAAATCAGAAGTAAGCGGAATGGCTACTAAATTAAACGAGCGTTTAGACGCTATGGAAGTAGCAAACAAAAAACAATTCAATAGCCAAAAGAAAGTAACTTTTAAAAGTGCTTTACAAGAGGCGTTGGATAATGGAGCAGTAGAAGGAATTGCAAAAGGTAATTCTAGAAGCGCATCATTTGAATTAAAAGCAGATATGACTGTTGCAGCTGATTTTACTGGAGAAGTAATTCCGGCGGACAGAGTACCGGGTTATAAATTTGACCCAACAAGACCAGTTCACGTAAGACAATTACTAGCTACTGGATCAACTCAATCTGATGTTGTAAGATATGTAAAAGAATCAGGATATTCTAACGGTGCCGCTGCAACTGCTGAAGGTACAACTTTAGGACAATCTGACTTTGATATGACTGCGGCTGATGCTAACGTAAGAAAAATCGGAACTTACTTCCGTATTTCTGAGGAAATGTTAGCTGATACACCTCAATTAACATCATACCTTTCTGCAAGAGCGCCTGAGAAACTTTTAGAAGTAGAGGACGCTCAAATATTAAGCGGAGACGGAACTGGTGCTAATTTAAGTGGTATCATTACTGATGCAGCTGATTTTGATGTATCTGCAAGTGGTGCATTTTATCAGTCTGTTGATTCTGCAAATGAGTTTGACGTAATCGTTGCTGCATTAAATCAATTATCATTATTGAATTATAGCGCTGACTGTATTATGTTAAATCCTACTGACTTTAACAAAATCTTATTGTTAAAAGATTCAACTAACAAATACTTGAAAGACCAAGTTTATAACGGATTACAACCTTCTTTTTCAGGAGTAAAAGTAATTCAGAACACTGCTATCGCTGCGGGAACTTTCTTAATCGGAAACTTCGGTATTGGTACTCAGTTATGGGTTAGACAAGGTGTGAACGTTGAATTCTTTAGAGAAGATGGAACTAACGTAAGAGATGGTTTTGTAACTGTTAGAGTAAGCGAAAGAGTTGCTTTAACAAACTACTTACCAAATGCGTTTGTAAATGGATCATTTGCTACTGCAATCGCAGCATTAGAGACTCCATAATAACTAAAATAATATATTTTGAAAGGCCTAGATTAATTTCTAGGTCTTTTTTTATGCCCTTAATTTACAAGGGTTTACAAATAAAATAAAAAAAAACTTTAAATAAAAGTGAAAATATTTTTTTAATTCCAAAAAAGGTTTTATATTTGGAGGGTGGGAAACAAACTACCACGTTAAGACAAACAAAATGACAACAGAAATTATGACAACAGAATTTAAATTAAACTACATCGAAAACAAATTAAGAAAATCGGGTAATAAATTACCTAATTCAGAAATAACTTTTATAGCAAGTCAATTATTGCAGAAATGTAATAAATTAAACAAATCAGTTTACGATTTAGAAATAATATAAAAAAACAACGGGAGGCGTAAAAACCTCCCTTTTAAAATAAAACAAAATGAAAAAACTACAAACATTAGTATTGATTTTAGCGCCTAGCTATTTCATCGTCAGATTATTAACGGGATTATTATTTAACGTATAATGAGCAAGACACCAAAACACTACGACAATGGCGCAAACTACGACGTCATAGATATTGCAAACGATTACAATTTATCCTTTGCTAGAGGTAACGCCGTTAAATACATTGTAAGGGCGGGAGTAAAAAAACAAGACACAGAGATTGAGGATTTAGAAAAGGCGATTACTTGTTTAGAAAGAGAGATTAATTACCTAGAAAAAAAGAAGTTATGTGTATAGTTGACCACGAATTAAACGAGCATTTAGATTCTTTAGAGGAAAGGAGCGAATGTATGGAGTGCGGTGTTGATGTTTCTTTAGGCAAACACTATTGTTGTTTCAGTTGCTTAAACGCATCTAATAGATAGCGCCTAAACGCTTTCTAATGATTACTAACCTACGTTAAAACGTGGGTTTTTTTTATTTTGCTATCTTTACAGATATGGACAATAACCAAATTGGATGTCTAGCTGAATATAAATTCGCAACTGCTGCAATGGAACAAGGTTTTTTTGTTTCGTTTCCTCTGCTCAATACTTCAAGATATGATTGCATTGTTGAAACGCCTAAAGGGTTGTTTAAAATACAAATTAAATCAGTTCACAACTTTACGGATAGGTCAAGGGTTTTTTTAAGAGATACAAAGAAAAAAGCATACAATAAAAAAGATGTTGATTTTTTTGCTATCTACTACAAAGAGAAAGACGGATTCTTTATTTTTAAAAATGAAGGCAAACGAAAATCATTTGAATTGACATCGCCTAAATATTTAAAATATTTTAATAACTTTGCAGAACTTTAAATGTTTTCAATTTTGTTTTCCAACGAAAAGGCGTCGCAAACTAATGTGGCGCTTTTTTTTTATCTTTACAAAAATATTCATAATATGAAACTAAAAATCAAACAATCCATTTTAAAAGGAGGTAAGCGTTACAATGAGGGCGATGTTATAGAGTTAGACGCAAATACTGCTGAGAACTGGATTAAAAAAGGTTTAGGATCTAAAATATCTAAAAAGAAAGAGAAACAAACCTTTGAGACTAAAGAACTAAAGGTTGAATATAAAGAAATCAAATCAGATGAGACAAATTAAAATCAACGCAACAACCGGGAATGAAATATTAACGGCTCAAAATGTTAAAGACTACGCACGTATTGACACAAGCGCAGACGATAATTTAATTACTGCAATGATTTCTCAGGCTCGAATATGGTGTGAAAATTATATTTCAAGAGATATTGTTCCAAAAAATAGAACGTACTACCTAGACACAACAAATGGTTTATTCGATTTACCTTTTGGCCCTATTGCTAGTATTTCAGAGGTAACTATTGACGGAACGGCTACAACTGATTATGAAATACTTGGTTTAGATAATGAAACGATTGAACTAGATGGAGGCTCTGCCGAGAGAGTTAAAATTACCTATGTAACATTAGGGATAAATGATTCTTTAGTAAAACAAGCGATGTTGCAACTTATATCAACATATTACGATAATAGAGCGGATTTTATTACTGAGAAAGATAATGTTTCAGAAATACCAACATCAACAAGACAAATTTTAACGTCTTATAAAACTATGTTTATTTAATGGACGCCGGAAAACTAGATTCTAAAATAACAATAAAGCGATTAGTTAAGTCGCCTGATGAATTTGGCGGATTTAATTCTACTTTGTCAGAGGTTGCAACCGTATGGTGTAACTTAAAGCAAATTAGCGGAGATATAAGCGATAAACTAGGCAAAAGAACGCAAGACATTCAGATTGAAATAATGATGCGTAAAAATACCGCAGATTTAATTCAGTTAGGAGATATATTTACATTAGAGGGCGGCACAAAGAATTATCGTATAAATGAAAAGTATGAGTTTGATTTAGATTTTTATACTAAATTATTAGCAACAAAATCTCAATAAAATGAATATTAAAATCGACCAATCGGATTTGTCCCAACTTAAAAA